CCTTGAAAAATCTCCGGCGGGATTTTTGGGAAAAACTTTTTACTGATAAAAAAACAGACGACTATTAAAGGAGGTATGAAATGGCACATACGCATGTTGTTGCTGATAGCGATGCTTATTTTACTATCGACCCAATGACAAGAGCTATCAAAAAAGAAGAATCTTCTAAGACATCATTGATTGTTGGCGACCATAATTCGGAGCGGTTTTCGTTTGAACTGCCGAGATACATAGAAGGTCATGACATGAGTTTATGTAATGTCGTTAGAGTTCATTATATGAATACAAGTTCATCCAAATCCGAACTACAAAGTGTTGGCGTATATGAGGTTGACGACTTTGGAATACTTGCAACAGACGATACCAAGATGGGGTTGAGTTGGCTTATTTCTAATAATGCAACGAAGCACGTTGGTAAATTAGCATTTACGGTACAGTTTGCTTGCATGACTGGTTATAGAGTCAATTACTCGTGGCAATCCGGCGTATATTCGTCAATATCAATCTCCGATGGAATCAATGGGTCCGAGATTGTGTTTGATGAATACGCAGATATTCTGCAGCAATGGTGGCTTAAATTATATGCATCGTCTGAACTTCCCATTAAGGTACTTACAAGCGAAGAATTAGCGGCCCTTGATGGAAATACCGAACCTGAAGTCTTGTATATCTTAGAAGATGACCCGAGTGTGTCGATGTTGGAAAATCACAATACTACGCTTATTGAGCACGCTAAGCGAATTACTACCACGGAGACAGATATCAAAAATCACGATGTCAAATTCAAAAATCTTGATACCGAACTCGCTGAGCATACCGAGCGAATTAATGACGCAGAGTCCACCATGGCAAGTCATGCTAGTAGCATCCTCGATCATGATGAACGACTCGGTAACGCTGAGACCGCTATAAGAAGTGCTAATAGTAATCTCGATGCTTATGGTGAACAACTCGGTAACGTTGAGACCCTTATTGAAGATCATGGCGACAGACTTGGTAATGCTGAGACTTATATCGAAGGTCATAAGAAAGAATTTACCGAGTTAAAAGATGGGGCGGAACCTTTTTATAAGCATCACGATTACACTGTAATTACCGATGTCACGTCTGAGATTGTTAACTCAATTCAAAGTGGTTTGTGGTTATTTAAAGTTGTTTGTGGAGGCGGCGATCCCGTTTCGGTTATCATGGATACAGCGTGCGAATATTCGTCGACGTTTACGGTTTCATGGGTAGGAGACGGGACAACGAACCGTTTTTATGCCGCACTCAAACGGGCCAACATGGATTATGAAAATGGGTTGGTAACTATTCGCCTTGTACGGTATTTACTACCCACCACTGAGGGTGGCGTCATCAAGGAAATGTATCCCGACAATGAAATTATATACGGAAAACCTTTCGGTTTCTCGAATCCAGTTGGCTAACAGAGGAGGGTGAACAATGGCATATTTTAATGGTAAGGAAGTATTACTAGCTGGACTAAAAGGCGATAGTGCATTTGTTCGATACTCCGCGCATGCCGACGGTAGCGATTTTACAGAGACTCATAGCGAAGGTCAAAATTACATTGGTTTCGCTAGCGGCCAAAAGGCCCCGACAGATAAAACTGAGTATACATGGATTTATCTAGGTGGTTATGACGGATCTGGAGAGGGTTCTGTTAATATTGTACAGACCACCGGCGATAGCGAAACCGAGGTAATGAGCCAGAAGGCTGTTACGGATGAACTCCAAAAGATGAACAATCGGCTCGGTAATGTCGAGACGGATCTTATTGATATATAAGAAGTGAGGTAAACAATTATGAGTATTGCAACAGAAATTAAAAGAATACAAACAGCGAAAGATATAGTTTCTCTTGTCGGGACTACCAAACTTTCTTCGATCAGAAAGCATGTTCGTATTGACAATGTTCATGCTACTACAGAAGATGAACGTCCGGACTATGTTGCCGGAATGCAGTCCCTCGGTGGTAATATGTATAGATTACCCGAGATGAGTTCTGGCTGTATAACTGTAAAAGGTGAAGGACCGTGGATGGTTTATCTTAAAGTTGTCGACTGTGCGAACAACGCAGGAACGGTTCGGCTTTATGATATTAACGATCAGAGTTATAACAGTACGTTCGGAACAGTCGACTTGAAACCTGGCACCGAAGTATTTATTTCCGACATTAATCTTTCTGCACCTGACGTTGCTGGAGGCTTTCTCGAGTTTAGCGGATATGAAGGGACTCCGTATCTTGAATTCTATCTCGCCGTATATCATAAGGAAGATGGTTATATCGACGGTACCGAGAAAATAGATGAGCTTGCGGTGTCAATGTACTCGTATGAGGCACCCAGTAATCTGATCGACACTTCTGATGGTACTGCGGGTCCGGATGATATTGCCAATGGTGAGATCGCATATTCGAACGGTAAGAAGGTGATTGGTACTGTTCCTGTGCATAATGCATCGAGTCTCGCGGTTACTCCCGACACGATTCTTAACGGTATTTACCGCAACGTAGCTCTTACCGGCATCAATACCTACGATGACGAACGTGGCATCTTTGCGAATAAAGAAATCGAGATGGGCGGAGACGCTGGACTGAGAAAGTATGAATTCGCTTCGTTCAAAGGGGACACTTCTGATTGCTCTATCGATGACGAGGGATATTGCACCGGCTTTAATAGCGGATACGAGGCACCGCTCAAAATTACCGAGTCGGGTTCCTTCGAAGGTGAATGTGTTTTCGGATTGATGTTCGAGGCTGGAGAGATGCCTCTTGATGAACTCAAGAAATGTGAGGTGCTTTGGCGCGACACTGGCGATAATGTTACTGAGTTTGGGACTGTCGGTACGGTCGCCGATTTCATAAACGGTAAAAAGCTTGAAGCTAGAAAGTGGTCTTGCGACGTTATGATCGTGAATACTGCTGACTGGATGACCGGCTCGGGTGACGGCGTATACAATTACGACTTCCGCGTTCGGCCTGTGGTGTCCAGGATCATCGATGAGGTGTATGTCCCGGAGACAATCGACTCCAACTCTACTCTTGAGGAACTTGCTTGCTCGCTGTATATGTATCAGCCTCTGGATACTTCCGACGCTACGGCTTACACCGGCGATATCGCAGAGGGCAAGACCGCATACGTAAATGGCCAGAAAGTAACGGGTAATGTTCCGGTATTCGGAGGCACGAGCCTTGATGTGTCTACCACCGCTCTGCTTAACGGCATTTACCGCAACGTGGCTCTTACCGGCATCAATACCTATGATGACGAACGCGGCATCTTTGCGAATAAAGAAATCGAGATGGGCGGAGCTGAGGGGTTGGATGCATATAGACTTGCTAGCTTCAGATACGACCCCGACAGTATGGCAGATGCATCCGGTGATGATGACGGACATATTAATGGTTTCACAACTACTGCGGGTTATGCCGCTATAATCGGTGTTAGCAGCGCTAATGATGGCGAAGGTTGTAATCATTACGGTTTGATGTTCGAGGTTGGAGGCCTCGATCTCGAATTACTCAAGGGCTGCGATGTTTACTTTAACGACACTTCTGATAACGCCGATTCTGGATGTGTTGGCACCGTCGCAGACTTTATTAACGGTAAAACCATGACCTCGAGATACGGTGGTTGTCAATTTACTATTACATGTTCCGAAGAGGCTGCTCATCAAGGTGGCGGAGACTATGATTTCCGTGTTCGTCCGATTAAGAAGGTTGTTACTGATTACGACGATAGCACAGCGATCCCTACGTATGGTAAAATCGACTCCAACTCTACTCTTGAGGAACTTGCTTGCTCGCTGTATATGTATCAGCCGCCGGAGGGTGGTATCGACACTTCTGATGCTACAGCTACTGCGGGGGACATCGCTAAGAATAAGACCGCATATGTTAACGGCGAGAAGGTAACCGGTACGTATGAGCCTCCGGTAGTGCCTAATAATTATCCTGAAGTTTGGATGAATGTTGATGTACTCAACGCAGGTGGATATCCGATATCGACAGTATCGTCTACGTCGGAGCTTAGTGCTGATTATGGATATGAGATGGATGGTATCCAGTTTACCGCTAACAAAATTCATGTCGTCGATACCGCTCTCGAAGCCACACTCAAGAGTATTTAAGGCGGTGATGTCATGAGCGTAGCAACTGAACTTACGAGAATTCAAAAGTCTAAGGATATTCTTGCTACAGCGATGTCTGGCGGTAATTCAAATATCAGAAAGTGTAAGCGCCTCGAGCTTGATCATACGATTGAACCTGATAATAACGGGATTTACAAGATTGACGATGGGGTTTATGGTCTTAGTCATTATAATGTTGGTTACATCGGTGTTTCTGGATCTGATAATCTTGGAAACTTTGGTGGATCTGAACTTATCATTGTTTGTAAGGTTTTGAGAGGTACTGGCGGTAACAGTTATGGTAATATCCGCTTTTACGATACCCAGGATGGCGCCGATTATACGCTAATAAGCTTAACCTCTGATACAGACACTGTCGTATTTGCATCGCCCAGAGAAGTTCACGGATATTTACAATTCGACGGATTCGACGATGGAGATGTTGAAGTCTATCTTGCTGCGTATGAGAGGGATACGTCTTATAATGATGGAAATATCGGCTTCATTAACGGCACCGAAAAACTTGATGAACTTGCAGTATCTCTGTACGCGAATGAGTTCTCGGAAAATTAAGATTTAATTCTCACAAAAATATAACGCATTATACGAGAGGGAGGCATCCATGTGGTGTCTTCCTCTTTGTCTTTGCCGGTATATCCTAATGGCACAGGAAGCAGATTCAAAATCTGTCGGCGTAGATGCTTATGGGTTCGACTCCCATCACCGGTACCAACACTCGTATGGCGCCTAAACAGGCTCGCAAAAGTTGATTTCACACTGTTAGTTAAATAAACCCTCTTGCCATAGGTTTCATGTGTAAATTCTCCTTTCAACATATATGCTCATCGTTGAAGTCGGTTTCTTGCGAGCCTCTTTAAGCGCCATACAATAAGTATCTAAAACACACTATAAAACTATAAGAAAGGAGGCAATAATAGTGGCAAAAGTCAATGGTCCCATACAAAACGAACCAAAACCCAAACTGAGACCAGCACTATCTCCAGAGACTAGGGAAAATCAGCTTATATCTTTAGCTTACGATCTTGTCGAAGAACGTTTGCTCAACGGGACAGCGACATCGCAGGAGACCACATATTTTTTAAAACTTGCCTCCAGTAAAACCCGTTTAGAAAACGAGAAACTTGTCGAGGAGAATAAACTCCTACGAGCAAAGACTGAAGCTATTCAAGCCGAGAAGAAGAATGAAGAATTCTATGCCAAAGTGCTTAACGCACTTAAGATATATAACGGACAAGGTAGTCAGGATGATGAGTGCGATGAGTATTAAAACATATTCCGACTTGATTACTATACCAACCTTTAAAGAACGGTTTGATTATTTACGACTTGATGGATCTGTTGGAGAGCAGACATTTGGTTTCGATCGATACATTAATCAAATCTTTTATCAATCTTACGAATGGAAGAAGATTCGCGATTTTGTAATTATTCGCGATAACGGATGCGATTTAGGCGTGGACGGTTATGAGATTAGAGGTAAAATTCTTATACATCATATGAATCCGATTACCGCTAAAGACATTGAAACACGTAGCGAATTCTTATTGAATCCAGAGTATCTGATCTCGACAACTCATATGACACATAACGCTATACATTATGGCGACGAACATTTGTTACCCAAAGGACCTATCGAACGAAAGAAATATGACACGTGTCCATGGCGACACTAATAAAGGAGGAAATCCAATGAATGATTCTAGAAATTGGACGAATAAACGTCAGGCTATCATCAACAAAACCGAGTATGTTACTCCCGAACCCGATATCGAAATCACCGATATTGCTACAGAACCCGAGCCGGCAAACACGGTAGACGAAACCAAGATTGGCATTGTAGTCAACTGTTCTCGACTCAATGTTCGAGCGAATCCTCGTGTAAATGCCGACGTGGTTTGTGTTATCGAGCGTGATTCTAAAGTCGTGATCGATGAGGATGGAACCACTGAGAATTTCTATAAGATTTGTACCGAGGTTGGTGTCGAAGGTTACTGCATGAAGCGGTTTATCAACATCTTGGCATAAAGGAGAATTCAAAATGGAGAGTATACTGACATCAATCAAAAAACTACTCGGGATTGCAGAGGAGTATACGCACTTCGATGAGGATCTCATTATCCATATCAATTCTGTATTTGCAGCCTTGACTCAGATTGGTGTCGGTCCGTCTGTGGGTTTTAGCATTACCGACAAATATGCGACTTGGACGGATTTCATCTCGGAGGATACGTGTTTAATTCCCGTTAAATCGTACGTGCATCTGAAAGTACGACTCCTCTTCGATCCCCCATCGAGCTCGGCTGTAATGAGTTCTATAGAGCGCCAGGCCAGCGAATTCGAATGGCGTCTTCGTGTAGCAGCCGAAAATCTGTCAGATGGTGCCGATGCCAAAACTTAATAAAAAGGAGGATATGAGAATGTGTAATAATATTCCTCTTAAAGTTAAAAAAACGTGTGTCGATATGTTTAAACAAGGCATGGACAAACGAGTTATCTATGATACGTATTTTAGACCCCTCTATGATAATCCTCAAAGTTATAAAAGCTTTTGCGAATCTCTTAGACGTTGGACTAAGCGCGACTTCCCGGATGAAATCACTTTGGCGGCAGGTACGTATGACGGTTTTACCGCACATGGCGCAACCGTTCAGGTATCTAAAGATGGCGAGATTGTCCAAGCTTGGATTAAACAAAAAGCTAACGAATTCGAGCCCGAGGACTTTCTTCAGGCTATCAGAGAAGTCACCGAACCGTATGTTCATATTCCGAGACATTTCGAGAATGCTGATCGTATGCTCGAAATACCGCTGTTCGATATGCATTGGGGCGTAGCCTTTTTTGATCACTATCAGAAAGCTTTAGATTATATTCTGGACCTCATACACAGTCGGGAATGGGATCAAATAGTAATTCCATTCGGACAGGATTACTTCCATAACGATAGTATTATTAATGGTCTCACAACTTCTGGTACCAACATCGAGAAAGTTGATATGACTCGAGCTGTAAAAGATGGACAACGATTCATTTACGCGATTATCGACACCGCTCTTGAGTATTCGAATCAAGTCAAGGTTTTATATACACCAGGCAATCACGATCGGAGTATCTCCTGGATGTTTATGCAGGTTTTGTTAGAGCGATATGGCCCGATGATTGTCGACTATTCTATGGAGTATCGAAAGGTGATCACATATGGTAAAAACGCCATCATGGTTACCCATGGAGATTCCAAGCAAGCCACGCCCAAGAATTTGGCGCACATCTTCCCAATCTCATTTCCGGAAGCATTTGCAAATGCTAATATCCGAGAAGTACACGCAGGTCATCTCCATCACGAATCCGAAGCCGACATATATGGTGTGATGGTTCGAAGATTGTCCTCGGGCTGTATTACTGATGATTGGTCTAATAGACAAGATTTCATCGGTGCTCATAAGCGATTCATGATGTTCGAATGGGATTCAGAACATCTGCGATCTATTCACTACATCTAAGGAGAGGAGGATTCAAAATGGAGAACAAATACATTCTCGCATCCAATGGTGAACTCTACCATTGGGGTGTCAAAGGTATGAAATGGGGCGTTAGACGATACCAAAACGAAGATGGTAGTTTGACCGAAAAGGGTCGGAAACGTTATGCAAGAGACGCTCGAGAAAAGGGTTACGACAAACAAGATGGTGATACCTACTACAAGAATGTCGGCAAAAAGAACAAACGAGAAGATCTCGAAGTCGATGCTGATAGGTATGTCAAGGAGGATTGGGAGCGGTCTAAGAGAGTCGCCGAAGAGACGGAACGAACCGTTGGTAAACTCAAAAACGCCAACGATAACGCAATGCGAAATCGACCGAAGACAAGAGCGGATTTGAGTAAGATGACCGATAAAGAACTGCGCGATAAAATTAACCGAGAGTTCTTAGAGCGCCAGTATAACGACATGTTCACTCCTCAGAAATCCAATAAAGGTCGAGAGTATGCTAGTAAGATTCTTGAGACAACTGGTGCTGTTGTAGGTATCGCCGGTGGCGCTCTTGGTATTGCCGTTGCTATCAAGGATTTGATCGGTCCAAAAACAGCGGGTTAAGTGAGGTGATTATATGAGTAATTACATTCTTACATCCGACGGCGAACTCTACCACTACGGCATTAAAGGCATGAAATGGGGCGTACGTAAAGCTCAGAAACTCGCCAAGAAAGACGCTAAGGAGTTTGCCAGAGCGAAAATGTTCTATGGCGAAGGTGCTGGAAACCGTAGAAAATTAATCAAAAATACCGTCAAGGAGCGGTCTAAAGATCCTAATTATAAGAAGGCTTTCGATGAAGCTCTAGCTAAACAAGATATGGCCGATCACGCCATTAAAGCACAGCGAGAGCGCAAAAGAAAAGATGCTAAAAAATTTGCCGGTAAAACTGCCAGAGGAACATATCACACTATTATGAAAGATGGTGCGCAGGTATCCGCTTTTGTCGGTACTACTGCGGCAGCTATTGGCGTATTACATGCCACTGGCACCGATAAGAAAATAGTAGATGCTGGTAAAAAGTTTTACCAGAAAGTAAAGCATAATATTAAAATTGGATAACGAGGAGGTGAGACCATGTCCAAATATATTTTAACCGCTGATGGTTCGTTGTATCACTATGACGCTACCGAATCCGAACTTTATCACTACGGTGTTCCCGGAATGAAATGGGGTCAGCGGAAAGCAGCATATGCGTCAGAGAAGAATGCATATAGACAAGCCAAGAAGGACTATAAGGCGGCAAGAAAAGAACTTAGGCGGAGTGGATACACTGCCGTTGGTATCAAAGGGCTTGGTAAGTATAACGCTGTACGAAAGAAAGCCGATGCTGCCGAGCTTAATATGATAGATGCTAAGGCTAAGTATAAAGCAGCTAAGTCTAAAAATTCGGAGAAAGCAGAATTTAACACTTATAGAAAGGCGATGCAGAAATCTGGTCTGGTTGGAAGTGGCGCCGATGATATGAGTGGCGGAAGATCTACCAAACTATATGCCCATATTAAGGCAACTAAAGGTAAGGCTTATGCCGATAAAGTACAGAAGAAAGTAGAAAAGGTTGCTATTAGAAATCTTGTTGGTACGGTAGTAGTAGCAACTGGCGCTGCTGTAGTCGGAGGAATACTTGAAGCTAGACGATAAGGAGATGAAACTTCAAAATGGCATTATCGAATACCGCAACGCCTAAGTATTATGGTCAGTTTAGAGATGCAGTACTAAGGGGTGAAATACCCGTATGCCGAGAAATCTCCATGGAGATGAATCGCATCGATAATCTAATCGCTAATCCGGGTATTTGGTATGATGATGAGGCTATTGATGGATTCATAGCTTATTGTGAGAACGAGCTCACCCTGACAAATGGAGAAGATTTATATCTGTTAGACTCGTTTAAACTATGGGCTGAACAGATTTTCGGATGGTACTACTATGTGGATAGAAGTATCTATGTACCAGGTAAAGATGGGCATGGTGGACACTATGTAAATAAGCGCATAAAGAAGCGATTAGTCAATAAACAGTACTTGATCGTTGCTCGTGGCGCAGCTAAGTCAATGTATGCATCTTGTCTTCAGAGTTTCTTCTTGAATGTTGACACCACCACAACCCATCAGATTACTACCGCCCCTACTATGAAACAAGCATTGGAAGTTCTATCCCCGATTCAGACTTCCATAACCAGATCCAGAGGTCCTCTATTTCAATTCCTCACAGAAGGTTCTCTCCAGAACACCACGGGTTCTCGCGCAAACAGAGTAAAACTCGCACCCACAAAACAAGGTATTCAGAATTTCTTGACGGGCTCTTTGCTAGAGGTTCGTCCCATGAGCATTGATAAGCTCCAAGGTTTGAAAGTTAAGGTTGCTACAGTCGACGAATGGCTTTCTGGCGACATTAGAGAGAACCCGATCGGTGCTATCGAACAAGGCGCTGCAAAAGAGCAGGGATCTGCTGGAAATAACGACTATCTGATCGTTGCAATTAGTTCTGAAGGAACTGTTCGTAACGGTAGCGGCGATACGATCAAAATGGAGTTGACCGAGATTTTAAAGGGTGACTACTACAATCCTCACGTTTCCATTTGGTGGTATAAGCTTGACTCTGTTGATGAAGTTGCTAACCCGGACATGTGGATCAAAGCTCAACCGAATCTTGGGAAGACCGTAACTTATGAAACGTATCAACTGGATGTTGAACGAGCTGAGAAAACACCCGCGGCTAGAAATGATATTTTGGCAAAACGATTCGGATTACCAATGGAAGGTTATACGTACTTCTTCACTTACGAGGAAACCTTGCCACAGGACATTAAGAGAGACTATTGGCGTTTACCATGCGCCATGGGCGGTGACCTTTCTCAGGGAGACGACTTCTGTTCATTCACGTTCTTATTTCCACTTCCTCGAGGCGAATTTGGCGTTAAGACTCGCAACTATATCACCGAGTATACTTTGATGAAATTGCCTGGGGCTATGCGTCAAAAGTATGAGGACTTTATTAAAGAAGGAAGTCTGATTGTTATGCCCGGAACAGTTCTCGATATGATGCAGGTATATGAAGATTTGGATGAGCACATCATTCGATCCGAGTATGATGTTCGTTGTTTCGGATATGACCCATATAACGCAAGAGAGTTTGTTGAGCGTTGGGAACGAGAAAACGGCGCATACGGTATCGAGAAAGTCATTCAAGGTGCTAAGACGGAGTCTGTTCCTCTTGGCGAATTAAAGAAACTCGCAGAAGATCGAGCTCTGCTATTCGATGAGCAACTTATGTCTTTTGCAATGGGTAACGCCATCACCTTAGAGGATACGAACGGTAACCGTAAACTATTGAAGAAACGCTATGAAGCTAAGATTGACCCGGTAGCTTCGATGCTCGATGCATTTGTGGCGTGGAAATTGAACAAAGAAGCATTTGAATGAAATGAGGTGAATGATGAATAACTATATTTTAACCTCTAACGATGAACTCTACCACTGGGGCATCAAAGGTATGAAATGGGGCGTAAGGCGATACCAGAAGAAAGACGGCTCTCTTACCGCAGCCGGCAAAAAGCGATACAATGATTCCGGTCAACCTAAAAAGTCCAAACATCGAATGAAGTTAGAAGAAGCATATCGTAAACGAGGGTTGACTCAGGAGGAGGCCGAAGCCGCGGCTAGTAAACGTATCCGAACAGAAAAGATATTAGCGGTATCTGCCGGACTTACGGTTGCAGCATGCGCAACTTATGTCGCCGTTAAAGCACGAAAGGCCCGAATCGATGGTGTTATTAAATCCGGCGAAACGATGCAAAGAATCGAGATGCAGGATACGAATGGCGGGCTCCATGATGTATTTTATGTTTCGAAAGGCAAACATGATAATCGGCGATACCATAATCTACTTGGCGCAACACGTCAGCAACAAGCCGGACAAGCTTTTCTTATGAAACTCGAGTCCGATGGCGATATTAAAGTCGCTTCGAGACGTAATGCTGAGAAGATATTTAAGAATCTTTATGATTCGGACCCTGATTTCAGATCGCAAGTTACCGAAGCAGCAAAGACACATTTCTCCGGGCGCAATGTGGTCGACCCTGATAAATTACGCCGTGGCAGCACTGCCGAGATGAGAAAGTTGTATGAGAATTTTAATTCAAATCTTATTGGTATTAGAGATAGCGGTAGCGGTATAGACAAGAAATTCTACGGTGCTCTTAAATCTAAGGGTTACGGTGCGATACAGGACATTAACGATATGAAGTTCAGTGGCTATAATGCGAAGAATCCATTGATCATATTTGATAATTCAAAGAAGAATATCATGGTCAAATCCTTTAGCAAGATAGAAAAAGATCTCGGAGAAGATGGAATTAAGGAAACTTTTAAAGCCTTAGGCGAAAGGGCAGCCAGAGCCTCACTCGAACGTTTGGGGCCTACAACGGCCGGACTACTCACAGTGTCCGCAGTATCTACGTACGCGTCCGACCCGGCTAAAGACGAATACGGTGAGAACTATCATTAAAAGGAGATAAACCAATGGAAAAATCTTTTATTTCCAGATTAAAGTCTGGATGGAACGCATTTCTTGCCCGCGAACCTACTGACTATGATCATCGGTTCTTCGGAGGTATCGGCACGAGTTTTTCATACCGACCAGATCGTGTGAGGTTCTCGAGGGGTAATGAACGTTCAATCATTACATCAGTGTATAACAGAATAGCGATGGATGTTGCTGATATAAATTTAAAACATTGTCGTCTCGATTCTAACGGTCGTTATGTCGAAGATATCAAGTCCGGGTTGAACGAATGTCTCAATCTTGAGGCGAATATTGATCAGTCCGGTAGAGCATTCATTCAGGATATTGTAATGTCTATGTTGGATGAAGGTGCCGTAGCGATCGTCCCGATTGATACATCTAGTGATCCCAGAATCTCTAGTTCCTATGATATATTGTCAATGCGAACCGGCAAGATTATAGAGTGGTATCCGGCGCATGTGAAAGTTAGACTTTACAACGACCGAACCGGTAAGAAAGAAGATATTGTTCTTCCAAAGAGACGTGTAGCTATTGTTGAGAACCCTCTTTATGCTGTCATAAACGAGCCAAACTCCACAATGCAACGTCTCGTAAGAAAACTGAATCTTCTGGATGCTATTGACGAACAAAGCAGTTCCGGAAAGTTGGATTTAATCATTCAGCTTCCCTATACTATAAAATCTGAACTCCGTCAACAACAGGCCGAGAAGAGACGCAAAGATATTGAGGATCAGCTCAAGGGACCTTATGGTATTGCCTATACGGATGGTACCGAGCGTATTACTCAGTTGAATCGTCCTATCGAAAACAACTTGATGAAGCAAATCGAGTATTTGACAAATATGTTGTACGGACAATTAGGTATTACGCAGTCAGTAATGGATGGTAGCGCCGACGAGAAGACAATGTTGAACTATAATAACCGGACCATCGAACCGATTATTTCTGCGATTGCGGATGCCATGAAGCGAGTGTTCTTGACCAAGACTGCACGGTCTCAGGGACAAACGATCACCTTCTTCAGAAATCCGTTCAGACTTGTTCCCGTTTCGGATATTGCTAATATGGCAGATACCTTTACTCGTAACGAGATTCTGACGTCCAACGAGTTCAGACAGATTCTCGGTTTCAAGCCGTCCGATGATCCTAAGGCTGATCAACTTGTTAATAGTAATATTGCTCAGCCGATGGGTGAAGAAGGGTATGTTGATCCGGAAATGGTCGAGGAAGAATATGCTGATCCGGGAATGGTTGAGGAAGAATATGCTGATCCCGAATTAGGTGAAGAAGAATATGTAGAAACGGATAAAACATCGGTCTCGTCTCCCGAAGACGCAACTGAAACCTCCATGGTCGATACACCGATAACCGATTTGATGGATTCGTCTCCCGAAGACGCAACTGAAACCTCCATGGTCGATACACCGGTAACCGATTTGATGGATTCGTCTCCCGAAGACGCAACTGAAACCTCCATGGTCGATACACCGGTAACCGATTTGATGGAAGCTAAAAAACGAAAGGACAATAAACGCAAATGAGTAAGTACATTTTAACCGCAAGCGGTAAGTTGTATCATTGCGAATCTGGTGAATCCGAACTTTACCACTACGGCGTTCCCGGAATGAAATGGGGACAACGGAAAGTCAGATATCTGGAAGGGCGGGAACGAAGACTTACCAAAAGATTGGCTAAGGATACCAAACGACACGATAAAATACTTAATAAGTATAATAAAGCCGTTGCGAAAGGAGCTTCGACTAAGAAAATTCGAAAATTGCAGGATAGAGAAATGCTTGCTAGAAGTCAGAAAAATATGACGAAAGCAAAACTCGATACTGTATCAGTCGGTATAAAATCGGCGCAAAAGGTCTTGGATTCATATGCCAACTCTCCGAAAACAGTTTCTCAATTAGCAACCGGCGGAATTAAAAAAGGAACTGCGGCCGTTACTAGACTGATGTCTGGCGGAAAGAAAAAGTAAGGAGGAAAAATCAAAATGGCAAAATTCGATTTTAGTGGCTACGCTACTAGGAACGATTTGCTCTGTTCAGATGGACGAACTATTCGTAAAGATGCGTTCAAACATTGCGACGGACAGACCGTTCCTTTGGTATACAGCCACAATCATAATGACCCCGATAATATTTTGGGTCATGCATTGCTCGAGAATCGCGATGATGGTGTATATGCATATTGTACATTCAACGAAAGCAATTCTGCTGCGGCAATGAAAGAAGCTGTTCGACATGGTGACGTTAGATCATTGTCGATCTACGCCAACAAGTTAAAACAATCTGGCGGCGATGTGCTGCACGGGTTTATCCGAGAAGTAAGTATTGTGCTGGCTGGGGCTAACCCCGGGGCATTCATTGATTCTGTTATGATCCATGGTGAAGACACGGAAGACGGCTTGATCGTTGGGTATGACGAGAATATTATGATTCATCACTATACTGAAAAAGAAGAGAAACCCGAGGAGAAACCCGAGGAGAAACCCGAGGAGCAACCCACCGAACAACCTGCGGCACAGTCTGAAGAATCTATTCAGCACGCAGATGACAACAAATCCACTAATAATGATAACGATGATGAATCAAATGACATGGCGGACACCAAGAAAACTACTGAAAATACTGAAAAGACTGTAAAGGACGTATTCGATACGTTCACCGAGGAGCAGAAGACCGTTGTTTATGCTCTGATTGGTCAGGCTCTGGAAGATGCTGGAGTAACTGACGACGATGAAGACGAAAATGTTGAACATTCTGAAAGGGGTAATAATGCTATGAAACACAATGTATTTGACAACGATATCGACGTTCAGGAGGATTGCTTCCTGACTCATGCGGACCAGGCCGAAATCATCAAAATGGCTAAGTCCAATGGTAGCTTTAAGGCAGCTCTGACTGCTTTTGCTGAGGATCACCAGGATACTCTGGCTCACGGTCTTACTGAGACTACGCTGGATCAGTTGTTCCCTGACTTCACCAATGTAGATGCTATTCCCGACCTGGTCGAGCGTGACAACACTTGGGTTGCCAACGTTATGAAGAAGGCGCACAAGACTCCCGCGGCGCGTATTCGTACTCGTCATGCTAACGCTACCGCTGACGGTCTCCGCGCTAAGGGTTATGTTCGCGATAAGAACGAGGGCAAGAAGGCTCTGGCTGCCGCAGTCGCTGCTATCGTACGTACGACTGAGCCCCAGACTGTATATTACCGCGATGACCTGCATCGTGACGATGTGCTGGATATGGACTTCGACATCATTTCCTACCAGAAGAAGATCATGAAGAATGGTCTGGAAGAGGAAGTTGCTGTAGCTGCTCTGATCGGCGATGGTCGCGATACCACTTCTGCTGATAAGATTAGCACTGAGAAGATCCGTCCTGTATGGGGAGACAACGAAGTATACACCATTCAGGCTGTGGTTGACATGGCAGCTGCTAAGGCTAACCTTCAGGGTACCAATACCGCTGCTAACTTTGGTGACAACTATGTATTCACCGAGGCAGTTATCGAGGCAGTTCTTAAGGCTCGCATTGACTATAAGGGTGCCGGTGTTCCCGACTTCTACTGCGCTCCTTCTACTCTGAATAAGATGCTGATGGCTCGCGATATGAACGGTCGTCGTATCTATGAATCTTCCGCTGATGTTGCTAAGGCTCTGAATGTAGGTGCCGTTCACACTGTTGCTCAGATGGAGAACAAGACTCGTGAGACCGAGGACGAGAACGAGTTCAAGCTTCATGGTCTGATTGTCGATATGGCTAACTACACCTTTGGTTGCGCTAAGGGCGGCGAGATTACCACTTTCGAGGACTTCGATATCGACTTCAACAACTACAAGTACCTGATGGAGACTCGTCTGTCCGGTGCACTTGCTCATCCTTACTCCGCTATCGCTGTGGAAGAGGCTGTAGCTGCCGGCTAATAAAT